TATACAAAAAATGAAGCTGTAACTTTAAAGTATTCAACTTCATCCACAACTGCGTCTGGCCCGATTAATAAGATTCAATTTGTTTCAAAAGGTAGAAATTATAGAACAATACCTGTTGTGACTTCAATCGCATCAACTCAAGGTGTTGGTGGAATCGTAAGATTTAACAGTACAGAAACAGGTAGTTTAAAGAGATATACTACTAAGAATATTGGTTTTGATTACTCAGCTGATAAAACAATTCAACCATCAGTTCAGTTACCACAAATTATAAGATTAGACAGATTATCCACGATTGCTAATATTGGAATAAGTTCTGGTGGTAAAAATTACTTAGAACCTCCAAGAATTATTGTTATTGATCGTGTTACTGGCCAAGTAAATACAGATATTGTTACAGTTTCAGAATTACAAGGAACCTCTGTTTCTAAAGTTACCATACTTAGAAATACAAACTCTTTATATGATACAAATCCAAAGATAGTTGCAACTAATAATACGAATGGTATTAAAGTTAAGAACCTATCTTACACTGCACCTGTTGTAACTTTAACCTTAGAAGGTGAGTTTAATACAACAACATACCCATTTACGATAGGTGATCCATTATATGTTGAAAATATTGGAATTGGATCAACAGGAAGTGGATTCAATTCTTCAGATTATAACTATGAATCATTCGTAATCACTGGTGTGAATACAAATCCAGGCGGGGGAAATGCAACTGTTTCATATAATTTAGATTCATCAGTCACAAATCCAGGCATCTTTAGTGGCCCGTCATCCTCTGGTAGAGCAATACCCTTTCAAGATATTGCACAATTTAATATAGGTATCAAACCAAATCAATTTAGTGTTGGTGAGATTGTAAGCACTGGTGATAAATCTGGAACTGTTGTTGCTTGGAATGAAGATAATAAGTATCTTAAAGTTCTATCTAATGACACTTTTGATATTGGTGAGTCAATTAATGGACAATCATCTAAATCAATTGCATTTATTACTCAAATAAATCGTTTCACTTCAAATTATGAAATAGATTCAAACTCTGAGGTGAGAAGTGGATTTAGAAAAGAAACTGGTAAATTAAATACAGAATTACAAAAAATACAAGATAGTGATTATTATCAAAACTTCTCATACTCTTTGAATAGTCCTGTACAATATGAAACTTGGAAAGATCCTGTTAATAGTTTGACTCACGTTGTTGGATTTAAGAATTTTTCTGATTTAAGTATCGTATCGACAGCTTCGACTGATGATAAAAATCGTAGAAACGCATCTGTTGGGGTGTCAAGTTCTGTCGCTGTTGTTGTTAGTGATTTGGTAAGCGAGAAGGAATCTCTTCATAATTCATATGATTTTGATTTAGTTACAGAAAATTCAAAGAATATTGGTGGATTATTTGCATCTGATGAGATTAATTTTGCTAATAAGATTCTTACAGACTACATTGAATCAAGAACAAATAGAGTAATTCCAATTGATAGTGTGAGTTCTCAGTTTAATGATCTACCTCGTGCAACTGCATTCTCTGATGTTGCTAGTTTTGATGTTACAGAAGTTGATGGTGTTAAATTCTATGTATTATTATTCGACCAAAGATTCTCAGGTGAAAAACAAATAGTTCAAGTCAATCTTCTTCATGATGAGTCTCTTGGTTATATGATGACTTTTGGTCGTGTTGAAACTGCGATTGATTTAGGTGAGTTTGATTTTGCTGTATCTGGAACAACAGGTAACTTAAGATTCTTACCAGCTAAATCTAAAAATAATAACTATGCATTAAGAGTGTTTGCGATAGAAACATTTAAGAACACTCAGTCTGGTATTAGCACACTATCATTAGGAACAGAATATGATATTATTTCTACTTCATCTGGTATTGGATCTACAGATCCATCTCCAGTTCAAGTTGTAGGATTTGGATCAACTGCGATTACAACATCTAAGTTATTTGTACAAACACAAGAATTAGGTGGTCAGGAAAGAACTCAAATAAATGAATTAGTTGTACTAAACGATAGTGAAGAAGTATATCTTTTAGATTATGCTCAGATGATAAACGAGAATACTTCGCAAACTAATGCTCCAAGTGTAGGACTAGGAACATTTGGTGCAGATGTGAGATCTGGCATTGCGAGTGTTTACTTTACACCTGAGGCTGGAATTGGTGTGACCATGAGAATACATCAGGTATCTATTGGTGATACTGGTGGGCCCTCAACTGGAATCGGAAGCACAACAGTATCATTAACAGAAATATTAACAACAACAACTAATATCGCATCAACAGGAACTCCACAACAAACAAGAATTAGTGGAATTAACTCAGGCACATACACTGCCTTTGACGCATTGATTGAAATACACGATACCACAAATGATCGATATGCTGTTACTCAAGTAACTGCGATTCACGATACCATTACTCCTTACTTTACAGAGTTTGGATATTTGGATAATTTCTCTAATAACAACGCTGGTATTGGAACTATTGGAATTGGATATTCATCAACATCTGGTGGTGATATAGAACTTCGTTTAACTCCTCCAGCAAATACAGCTGTTACAACTAAAGTATTCCAGTATAACTTTACCGAGACTGGAACAGGTGGTGTTGGATTTGTTACATTCACAGACTCTAGACTAAAGGCTCAAGAGGGATCATATACTGGAACCGACAATGATATTAAGTTTTCATTCAATTTAACACATACAGGCGATCCAATATTTCATAAAACATTTGATGCATCTGAGGTATCTGTCGTTGATGTAACAAATAATACATTTATTGTTGATAATCACTTCTTCCAGACTGGTGAAGAAATAACATATACACCTACTGGTGCTGGAACAACAATGAGTATTGGTATTGCAGCAACTACAGTTGTTGGATTTGGATTAACAAATAAACTACCATCTACAGTGTATGCAGTTAAGATTGCAGAAAATAAATTTAAGGTTTGTGGAACTGCTACTGAAGCCCTTCAACCAGTTCCATCTGTTCTTGATATCAGCGCTGTTGGTGTTGGAACAACTCATTCATTTACTTCAAAAAATCTTAATTCTAAGGTATTAGTAACTCTTGATAATAATATTCAAAGTCCAGTTATACAATCACCAATTGAAACTAATCTATCATTTGATGCAGGGACAACAACTGACTTTATTACTCTGGTAGGTATATCATCATTCTTCTCAGGAGATATCATCAAGGTCAATGATGAATTTATGAAAATTGACACAGTTGGTATTGGATCAACAAATAGAATGTTAGTGAATAGAGGACAATTAAACTCTGCATTGGCAAATCATAGTGCTGGTGACACTGTTATTAAATTCTTGGGTAATTATCAAATTGTTAAAGATACCATTAACTTTACAGATGCACCAAAAGGTGAAAAAGGCCCATCAGGTCTAACTACAACATCTACTTTTGTTGGTCGAGTGTTTACACACACTGGTGCTCCTGGCGGAACTCAAGAAACATATTCTAATAATTTTGTATTTGATACTGTTGAAGATCAATTTACAGGCATTGCAACTAACTTTATTCTTAAATCTAATAAACAGAATGTAACTGGATTTGCAACAAACACAGGTGTAATTCTTTTAAATGAAATATTCCAGAATCCAGGCGATGATTATAACATAGTTGAAACTGCTGGTATTACATCTGTAAGTTTCACGGGTGTTGGAGTTACAAATAACTATGATGTGAACGTATCATCAGTGCCTAGAGGTGGTATTATTGTTTCTGTTGGTGAGACTACAAACTTTGGATATCAACCATTAGTAGCTGCTGGCGGAACTGCTATAGTGTCTGCTGCTGGAACAGTTGAGTCTGTGTCAATAGGAAATAGTGGATCTGGGTATAGAGTTGGACTTCAAACTAATATTTTAGTTAGAGCTCGTGGAAGTTCTGGTATTGTCACAATTGGAAAGGCAAATGTAAGTGCTGGTTTAGTGACATCAGTAACTATCACTAACGGTGGTGGATCAGGATTTAGTTCTGCAACTCCTCCAACTCTTGAATTTGAGAAACCACTTAACTATGCAGATATGAGATTAGTTGGTAGTTCCACAGGTATTGGTGCGTCTGTATCAGTTCGTGTTGGTGCTGCATCAAGTATAATAAGTTTTGAAATTACAAACTTTGGATATAACTACAGAATTGGTGATGTTCTAACAATAGAAGAAGGTGGTCAAGCTGGTATTTTAACTGATGCGAACAAGGTAGTTCAAGATTTTGAGTTGACTGTTCTTGATACATTTAATGATAGTTTTGCTGGATTTACTTTCGGTGAATTAGAAAAATTAAACAGTTTTGAAGATCAGTTTGATGGAAACAGAAAATCATTTAACTTAACTAAAACCATTGGTGCTTCTGAAACATTAATCACATTAAGAGCTGCAACAGGATCTCCAATTAAAGTTGAATATAATTGTTTAATATTCTTAAATGATATTCTTCAAATTCCTTTAGAAAGTTATGTATTTAATGGTGGATCACAAGTAACATTTTCTGAAGCACCAAAAGCTGATGATAAAGTAAGAATTTATTATTATCGTGGTTCTGAGCATGATGTTGTTGATGTTGATATTTTAGAAACTGTTAAAACAGGTGATAGGTTGACAATCAATAAATATCCTGATATTGGTTTAGATGATGTATTCCAACAAGAGCCTAGAACCGTAACAGGTATCACCACATCTGACTCTGTAACAACAAACACATATATTGATGCTGGTATTACCACAGTTAGAACACTTCAAAGACCAGTGACTTGGAAAAAACAAATACAAGATGTGGTTGTAGACAATATTGGAATTGGTAAAGATAGAGTTGAATTAGAACCTGGCATTCGACCAACTGCGTATCTAATTAAGAATGTATCTGCTGGTTCAACTGAAATATTTGTAGACACAGCAGTTCCATTGTTTAATCAGGTTGATGATATTGTTGAAACTAAACAAAGTATATTGATTCTTGATAGAACAACTAAGACTGGAGTAGCTGCAACTGCCATAGTTTCTGGAACTGGTGGAATATCAACAGTTTCTATTTCAGACGGTGGATCAGGATACACTGCTGCACCACACGTTTCCATAGGTGTGACCGCTGGAATCGGAACAATAACTGCTGGAATCGGAACAACAACAACAAACGCAACTGCAATTGCAACTGTTTCTGGTGTCGGAACCATATCTGCGGTTACAATTGTAAATGCTGGTGCTGGATATACAAATACAAATCCACCAGTCGTGATGATCGAATCAGAATCTATCACTCAGGATACACTAACCAGTCTTAAATATGATGGTGATTTTGGAGATATAGTTGGAATCGCTACAACAGCAGTTGCTGGAATCGGAACAGCATTACAACTTGATTTCTATATTCCAGATACATCTATTCTTCGTGATACATCTGTAATGTCATCTGTCATATCTGTGAGTGGTATTCAATCAGGATATTACTTTACTGCGTTTGAAACAAACGTTGGTAGTGGAGTGACTTCATATGAAAGTGCAGTTGGAAATGATAATGGAGTTGTGGGAGCTGGAACAATTCATATAGATAATATATACAAGGTACATAGTGCTAAGAACATAACTGGGCCTGCTCTATTATCTACTGGAGTTGGTAATACCACTCTTAGAAGAGTAACTGTAAGTGTTGATAATCTTGAAGGTATCGTCAGACCTGTTGGAGTGTCAACTATTATTAACGGTCTTTACTATGGTAAGTTCTCTTGGTGTCGTTTACATGACTTCGTTAAGGAAGGAACCAGTGCGTTTACAGCAATCACTAATGATGGTATTACAGGTATTAAAACTGGGCCAGTCTTTATCAGAACAAGGGATTTAAAAGAGTCCTTTACCTAATATAAATAAAAACAAAAAGTCTTTGATAAAATGTCAGCAATTATAACTGATCAACTGCGAATATTAAACTCTGAGAATTTTGTAGCGGGGATAGCTTCAACTACGAACAGTTATTATGCGTGGATTGGTCTTCCTAACCCTAGTGATTTTCAATCAGATTGGAGTGAGAATCCACCAGCGCCTAAAGATTCTTTTAGTGAAGAGAATGATTATTGGGATACAATGATCGCACTCAAGAAGTTGAATACAGATGATATTGCAAGAGTTGTTAGAAAAATAACATGGTCATCAGGTACAACATATGAAATGTATCGAGACGATTATTCTCGATCTAATTTGTCACCACAAACTAGTTCTACTAATTTGTATGACACAAATTATTATGTGATGAATCAAAACTTTCGTGTTTATATTTGTCTACAAAATGGAACTAACCCAGAAAATACATCTGGAAGACCATCTCTTGACGAACCATTGTTCACAGATTTAGAACCAAGATCTGCTGGTGCGTCTGGAGACGGATACATTTGGAAATATCTATTTACTATTAATCCAAATAGTATTATTAAATTTGATTCTACAAGTTTCATCCCTTTACCTCAAAATTGGTCTAGCAACAATGAAGTTGCAGCTGTAAGAAATAACGCTTCAACCAGTGGACAATTAAAGATTGTCACAATTACAAATCGTGGTGTTGGTTACGGAACTGCTGCTACTTATAACAATGTTCCTATTAAAGGTGATGGAAGTGGTGGTAAATGTTCAGTCGTAGTCAACGCTGCTGGTAAAATGGACTCTGTTGAAATAACTAATGGAGGATCTAATTATACATTTGGAACTGTTGATCTAAATGCTGTTGGTCTAACTAATCCATCAGGATCTACGGACGCTGCGTTCAATGTAATCATTCCACCTCAAGATGGTCATGGTGCTGATATTTATAGAGAGTTGGGTGCAAACCGAGTTTTGATATATTCACGTTTAGAAAATGATGCATCAAACCCAGATTTTATTACAGGAAACCAATTCTCTCGTGTTGGATTATGTCGTGATCCACTTGCTTTTGGATCAGATAATAAACTTACGCTTCAAAAAGCGAGTGCTGTATATGCATTAAAACTCATTGGTGCTGGTTCAACAACAACTACGTTTACTGCTGACTCTGAAGTTACTCAAGAGATAGGTATCGGATCAACCGCTGTTGGTCGTGTAATCAATTATGATGCTACAACTGGAGTTCTTAAATATTGGCAAGATCGCAGACTTGCAATATCAACTGATGGATCTATTCCGTCATACGGTTATGAATTGTTTAGATTTAATGCCGACCCTGCAACTGGAGCTGGGACAACTATATTTGGTGGAACAAGTAATCTAAATATAGATACCAATTTCGGAACTTCCTTACAGCCTGGTCTATCTACCTCAATAAATAGTAGGACTTATAACTTAGGGATGAGTTTTGTAAAAGGTGTTGCTAACCCAGAGGTTGAAAAATATAGCGGTGATATCATTTATCTT